TCGTTCCAAGATCATCAGGTAACATAATCCCAAATAATAAACTTGGAGGTGGCAATACCAACAATGTTGTTGTTAATGTGGACGCATCAGGTTCAGATGTTCAAGGTGATGATGCTGCAGCAAAAGAACTTGGTGGACTTATATCTGTTGCGGTTCAAGGAGAACTATTGAAACAACAAAGACCTGGAGGTTTACTTTCAAGATAATGGCTACTTTTCCTGATTACAACCCACAATTCTCTGCTAACAAGCGTAGTGCTCCTAAATTAAGAATTACACAGTTCGGAGATGGCTATCAACAGCGTACAACCTTTGGATTAAATCAAGATCCAAAAGTTTGGAATCTTACATTTAATGTTGATAATGAAGATGCAGAAGAGATTGAAACATTTTTAGAGGCAAGAAGTAAAGTTGGTGAATCCTTTTCATGGCAAGCACCTGATGAATCCTCTGCCCTTCAATGGATTTGTAAAAGTTTCAGTAAAGAAGTTTTTTCCTTTGATCGTAATCGTATTACAGCTACATTTGAACAAGTATTTGAACCCTAATGGCAGTACCCGTTTCTGAACTACAAGGAATAAATCCTGGTGCAATTATTGAATTATTTACTTTAACACTTGATGCTGCTTTGCATGGTGATACAACTGTCTATCGTTTTCATAATGGTTCTAATATGAACGCAAATGGAAATATCGTATGGGCTGGTAATAGTTATGAAAAGTTTCCTATTCAATGCGAAGGTTTTCAATTTGGATCTACAGGAACTTTACCAAGACCTACTATCACTGTTAGTAATATTTTTGGAACGCTTACTGCAATCATGTTAGACGTTAATAAAACAACTGTAGGAAACGACTTGAATGGTACAAAATTAGTCAGAATAAGAACTCTTGCTAGATTTTTAGATGCTGTCAATTTTACAGGTAATACAAATCCATTCGGAACTCCAGATCCAACTGCTGAATTTCCTCAAGAAATTTATTTCCTTGATCGAAAAATTACTGAAAATAGAGAAATAGTACAATGGGAAGCTATTTCTGCTTTGGATTTAGTAAATGTCAAGCTACCGAAAAGAATAGCGACTAGAGAGATTTTTCCTGGTATTGGCACGTTTATTGGATGAATTGGAAAGATTATGCGATAGAACATGCACAGCAAGATTCTCCAAATGAATCCTGTGGTTTATTAGCTGTATATAAAGGTAAAGAAAAATATTATCCTTGTAAAAACCTTGCTGAAGAAAAAGATGAGTACTTTATTATTGATCCTGATGATTGGGTTAAAACTGAAGATAAGGGTGAGATTATTGCAGTGATTCATAGTCACCCAAATTATCCTCCTTACCCTAGTGATGCTGATCTTGCCAGTTGTGAATATTTAGATTTACCTTTTTATATTGTTACTCCAGAAACACAGCAATGGCATTATTTTGAACCTTCTGGCTATAAAAAAGGGTTAATAGGAAGAGAATGGGTATGGGATATACAGGATTGCTGGAGTCTTATAACTGATTGGTATAAACAGAAGAAAAATATAGAGATAAAACATTGGCCTAGACCAAAAAGCCCTCAAGAATTTGAACAAAATCCATATTTTGAAAAAGTTATTACTGGTTCAGGTTTTATTGAATTAAATGATAATGTTGATTTACAGGTTGGAGATGTTTTGCTTATGGATTCATCACAAAGTAAATTAAGTCATGTAGCTTTATATATAGGAGATCAAACTATTTTTCATCATTGTGTGAAAAGACTTAGCTGTAGAGAAACTTATGACCAAAAGTATATAGAATGGACAAAGAAGAGATACCGCTATGCTCAGTAAAATAAAAGTTTACGGAAGATTAGCTAAGTTCTTAGGAGAACGCACGTTTGATGCTGAAGTTAAAACACCTATTGATAGCTTTAAGTTCTTATTAGCAAACTTTCCTCATTTAGAACGACACATGATGGATCAAAGTTATTGTGTCAAGGTTGGTAGCCATGAGATTGATGAGACAGAATTATTTAATCCGATAGGACAGCAGGAAATAAAGATAGTGCCTGTTATAACAGGTTCGAGAAGATTAAGACGAATACTTGCAGGAGTAGCTTTAATAGGAGCAGCTATTTTATTGCCTGGAGCAGCCCCCGCTTTTGGTCTTGGAGGCTTTACAGCAGGAACAGCAGGGGCTAGTTTATTAGCTGTTACCACTGCAAATGTTGGTGCTTATTTAATTCTGTCGGGAGCAGCACAAATGCTAACACCCGTACCAAAACCTCCTGGAGTTTCAGATGATCCACAAACTCCAAACTTTTCATTTAATGGAGTGCAGAATACATCAAGAGCAGGAACGGCATTACCTATAATCTATGGAGAGATTTTTGCTGGATCATTGGTTGTATCAGCAGGAGTTGATACAGTACAGATAAGAAAAAGATCAGGATGATGTTTAAATGGGAATTGTAAATCGCTCTGAAGATGATGTAATCGTAGTTTCTACATTACCTGGAGGCTCTTTATCTAGTAAACAGTTTGCTACTATTATTGACGTATTAAGTGAAGGGGAGATAGAAGGTTTTCCTTCAGCAGCAGCATTTACCAAAGGAACAACCAACTACAATACAGCAGCATTAAAAGATGTTTTTTTAGGAAAAACACCCGTATTAAGAGCTAGTGCTGATCCTACAAATACGCAAGAATCAGATTTCAATTTTCAAGATGTAGAATTTGAACCACGTTTTGGAACGTCAAATCAAACATTTATTCCTGGTATAGCAAATATTGAAAGTGAAACTAATGTTGGAGTAAAAGTTGTAAAGGATACTCCTGTTTCTAGGCAAATAACAAATTCAAATATTGATGCAGTTAGAGTAACTTTAAGATTTAATGGATTACAGGAATTTAAAGAAAATGGAGATATCAATGGTGCAGAAGTAAGGGTTCAAATCAGTATCATTCAAAATAATGGAACTACTACTACCCCTATTGATGACACGGTTAAAGGTAAAAGTAATTCAACATATAACAGAGATTATCGTATAGATATAGATTCTAATGTTGTCTTTCCAATTACAGTTCGTGTCACAAGAGTAACTGATGATGCAACTGATCCTGCAAGAAAAAGAGATGAATTTTTATTCTCATCATTCACAGAAATAGTTGACGAGCAAAGACCTTATCCTGATATAGCTCATGTAGCTTTACGTTTTGATTCTGAACAATTTCCATCTGTACCTGCACGAATGTATAAAGTTCGTGGGGTGAAGATAAAAATACCTCATAATGGAACGGTAGATTCCACCACAGGAAGAATAACTTATACAGGAACTTTTAATGGAACGCTTACTACTACAAAACATTGGACAAGCGATCCAGCTTGGATTTTATTTGATTTACTTACTAATACTAGATATGGATTAGGGGATCATATAACAGAATCAGAGTTAGATAAATTTGCTTTTTTTAGTGCTTCTGTCTATTGTTCTGAATTAGTTGATGATGGTGCAGGAGGGCAAGAACCCAGATTTAGTTGTAATACTATTTTGCAAAAGAGAGAAGATGCTTATGCGGTTGTAAATGCGTTAACTTCCGTTATGAGATCTATAACTTTTTGGAGTGCAGGATCGTTAACTTTGTCGCAGGATAGACCTACAGATCCTAGTTATTTGTTTAATTTATCTAATGTAACAGAACAGGGATTTACTTATTCTGGAACGAGTCTAAAGACAAGATCCAATGTAATTTCTGTGTCATATTTTGATATGGAAAATCAAGAATTAGATTTTGAAACAGTTGAAGATACGACAGCTAAATTAAAATATGGAATTTTACATAAAAAGGTTACTGGTTTTGCGTGTAATTCAAGAGCTCAAGCTGCAAGATTAGGAAGATTTATGCTTTTTGAGGAACAAAATTCAACAGAAACAATTAATTTTACTACTGGTTTATCAGAGGGTGTGGTAGTTAGACCTGGACAAGTGATAGAAGTAAGCGATCCAGTAAGAGCAGGGCTTAGAAGAGGAGGGAGGATAAAGTCAGCGACAACTACAGCTATTACTGTAGATAATACAGAAGATACAGATTTAGATGCTACAAATAGTCCAACATTAAGTGTTATTTTATCTGATGGTTCTGTAGAAACTAGAGATGTTAGTGGAATATCTGGTGCAGTTATTACAGTATCATCTGCTTTTTCGTCAGCTCCAAATGCTAATAGTGTTTGGATTTTACAAAATACAACCCTACAAACTTCTACATGGAGAGTAGTTAATGTATCTGAATCTGAAGATAATTATGCGATTGTTGGAACTTCGTATAACGCAGGAAAATTTGCATTTATTGAAGATGGATCGGCTTTACCTGTAAGAAATGTATCTATTCTCAATCAATTAAAAGATGCTCCTGGGAACTTAACTGCTTCACAACAATTCTATGTAGAGGATGAAAAGGCAAAAGTAAAAATTATTTTTGATTTTGAAGCAGTTCAAGGAGTAAGTCAATATAGACTTCAATATCGTAGAGATGATGATAACTTTACTTCTGTTGATCTTAATAGAACTGATTTTGAAATATTTGATGCAAGTTCAGGTGTTTATGAGTTTAGAGTTTTTAGTTTAAATGCAGCATTAGAAACTTCAGCAGAGCCAGCAACTTTAATTTTTAATGCTATAGGTAAAACAGCTTTACCTGGAGATGTTCAGAATTTATTTATTGAACCTATATCAGATCAGTTTGTACGACTAAGGTTCGATAAATCAGTAGATGTTGATGTGGTTCATGGTGGAAACGTGGTTGTTCGTAGCAGTAATTTAACAAGTGGAGCAACTTTCACTAATGCAGTTGATGTGATCCCTGCACTTCCAGGAGCTATTAACGAAACAATTGTCCCAAATATTGTTAATGGAACGTATATTTTAAAATTCCGTGATGATGGTGGAAGATTAAGTGCTGGTGAAGCTTCCATTACGATGCTTCAAACAGAACCAGATACATTGCCAAAACTTACTGTTTTAGTAGATAGAGAAGATTTGGATAACCCTCCATTTCAAGGAGAAAAAAATGATTGTTTCTTCTCTGATGAAGTTAACGGTTTAGTTCTTGGATCAACTCAGTTCTTAGATGGTGTTGCAAATTTTGATGCAATAGCTGACTTTGATTTTCTTGGAGAGGTTGATCAAACAGGAGCTTCTTATGACTTTGCAAATACATTAGATTTAGGTGGTATTCAACCATTGAATATCAGAAGACATATCGTTTCACAGGGATTTTATCCTAACGATTTGATTGATAAGAGAACAGCTAACGTTGATACTTGGACAGATTTTGATGGAGCTACCGCTTTTGATGTTAATGCAAGGTTATTAGTGGCTACAACACAGGGCGATCCAGATGCTATCGTAGCTGGCACTTATTCTCAAACTGCAACTACAATTACTATTACAAAATCTTCTCATGGTTATTCTGTTGGTAGTTTTGTAATATTGGATTTTACAACTGGTACAACTAATGAATTAGATGGTTTTTATGAAATCAAAACCGTTCCAGATGCCAATACTTTTACTTTAACAGCAACTATTAGCCAATCAGCTAGTGGTAATTGTACTTTTAGTGCTCAATTCTCTCAATTTAATCCATTTGTTAATGGTGCTTATGTTGCAAGAGGTTTTAAATTTAAATGTGAAATGACAACAGATGACCCTGCTCAAAGTATTGAAGTGGATCAACTTGGATATACTGCTGAATTAAAAAGTAGAACAGAGACAAGTCTTGGTAATGCAGGGGCTAGTGTGGGAGGTCATATAGCTTCTGGAACGTCAACAAAATCTGTTACTTTTACAAATAGTTTCTTCACTGGACAATCTGGTACTAGCATCGCAGCTAATTCTGTTTTACCTTCTATTGGAATTACTATAGAGAACGCACAACAAGGAGATTTCTTTGCATTGTCAAATATAAGTTCAACAGGATTTGATATAGATGTGAAGAATAGTAGTGGAAATAATGTAGATAGAAATTTCAAATATGCAGCTACAGGCTTCGGGCGTGGTAGTTAGAGTTGAATTAGGATATACTTAGAGAAAATTTTGGATTAGGAAATGGCACAACACGATTATGTTATAGATAACTCCACAGGAGCAAACGTCAGGGCTGATATAAATAATGCTTTATTAGCAATTTCAAGTAATAATTCTGGATCGTCAGCACCGACTACGAATTACGCAAGTCAATTTTTTGCTAATACGTCATCAAGTATTATGCAGCTAAGAAATACTGCTAATAGTGCTCATGTGAATTTATTTAGTCTTGCTGGAGCACCTGCTTTCCCTTTAGATGGAACGATAAATAGTATAAATATTGGTAAAGGAGCAAACTCTGTTTCTGGTAATACAGTTTTTGGAGAAAATGCTTTAGATGCTTCTGTTTCTGGTGGAGATAATACTGCGATTGGTAAGAATGCTCTTACATCACTTACTTCTGGTCAAAATAATATAGCTATTGGTAAAGGTTGCGGTGAAGATATAACTTCAGGACAAAATAATGTCCTAGTTGGTTCTGATACTGGAAGGGATATAACTACAGGTTTGAGAAATACTTATTTAGGCTTTTCAGCAGGTTTTTCTCATACAACAGGAAATGATAATGTTGGAGTTGGATCTAATGCACTTGAACAAAACACAACTGGAATAAATAATGTAGCTGTTGGAGCTAATGCCTTAGATGCTAATACTACAGGTAGTTCAAATAACGCTTTTGGAGTTGGTGCGTTAGGAGCAAACACAACTGCTCATGATAATACTGCTTTAGGTCATGTTGCATTAATATTGAATACAACGGGATCAAACAACACTGCGGTTGGTAAGGGGGCTTTATCTGCTAATACGACAGCAAATAATAATACGGCAGTCGGTTATCATGCATTAGATCAAAACACAACTGGAACTGGAAATGTTGCTGTTGGCAAAAGCGCCTTAGATGCTTCTACTACTGCATCTAATAATACTGGTGTTGGAGAAAATGCACTAGGAGCTACTACAACTGGTGCATCGAATACTGCATTAGGAAGAGGTGCTCTTGGCAGTAACACAACTGGATCTGCAAACGTAGCAATAGGAGATTTAACATTAGATCATGCCACAACAGCTTCACATAATACAGCCGTTGGAGTAGATGCCCTAACAGCAAACACAACTGGATCACAGAACGTAGCCGTAGGATCTCAAACTTTAATTGTTCAAACTACTGCTGCTAACAATACTGCAGTGGGGTATGCTGCATTACACGCAAACAGTACTGCATCTAATAATACTGCTGTGGGAAGACAGGCATTAACGGCAAACACAACAGGAGCAAGTAATGTAGCCGTAGGTACTAACACATTATTGAATGCCACAACAGCAAATAACAATACAGCTATAGGTAATGCTGCTATGGCAGCAAACACAACTGGATCTGCAAACGTAGCTGTGGGTGCTAATGCTTTAGACGCTAATACTACTGCAAATGACAATACAGCCGTTGGTCAAGGTTCTTTAGGAGCAAATACTACAGGGGCATCGAATACTGCTTTAGGAAGAGGTGTTTTAAATGCTTCTACTACTGCAAGTAATAATACTGGAGTTGGTTATTTTGCTTTAGTGACAAATACAACTGGAGATAACAATACAGCGTTGGGTGCTAATTCTTTAGCAGTCAATACAACGGCAAGCAATAATACGGCTCTCGGCAAAGACTGTTTAGAATCAAACACAACTGGTGAACATAACACAGCCGTTGGATCAGACTGTTTAGAAACAAACACAACTGGAGTTAATAATACAGCAATCGGTTCTGGAGCTATGGATGGCTCTACCACTGCAAGTTTTTCTGTTGCAGTAGGTAGTGGCTCTTTAGGAGGTGCAAGTTTATCTGGTACTAATAACACCTGTGTAGGACATAATTCTGGTCACAAAATTAGTTCTGGTGAAAGAAATACCTGTGTCGGAACAGATGCTGGAGATTCAATAACTACTGGAAGTATTAATGTAGCTATTGGCGAGGGTAGTTTTAAAGATTGTACCTCGGGTGGATCTAACTCTTGTGTTGGTCATGAGGCTGGAAAAAATATAACAACTGGAAGTCATAATACCTGTGTAGGAAGAGAGGCTGGAGGAGATGTTACAACAGGTGAAAATAATTTGCTTTTAGGAATAGATGCTGGAAGATCAAACAGTCCATCAGGAACTATTAGCACCTCAAGCAATGATGTCTGCCTCGGAAATAATAATATTAATAATTTATTCTGTGCTGATACTTCCATATCTTCATCTGATTCTAGGGATAAAACAGATGTAGAAAACTTTAATATTGGATTAGATTGGATTAAATCACTTAGACCAGTTACTTACAGATGGGATCGTAGGACATGGTACGGAACAGATGCAGAACCTTTTGGGACACCAGACGGATCTAAGAAAAGAGCTAGATTACATATTGGATTTTTAGCACAAGAAGCATTAGAGGTAGAAAAAGCAAATGGATATGGAAATTCAAATGATGATTCACTCCTTGTAAACCTTACAGAGGATGGAATGAGTTATGGGATGAAATATGAAAGACTTGTACCAATACTTGTAAATGCAATAAAAGAATTATCAGCAAAAGTCACAGCCCTTGAAGCAGGGTAAACTGTAAACAAATCTATTTCTAATTATGGAAGAAAGAACCGCAGATGAAATCGCAGCAATCTTTTCTGCTGCTGGTGATAGTGTAACTGTCATCAACACAGCCAAGACATCAGATGAAACTGATGATGAATACAAAGACAAAATCAAGCGTAATGTAGAGCATCTTGAAATTATCAAGGCTTACAAAAAGCTTGATGGAACGACTTCTATCTGGACATCTGAGTCATTTAAAGATATAGATAAAGCTATTACTGATGGTAAAAAACTTTATTAATTTATGAATTTACAGGAAAGATTACAGCAACTTGCTCAACAAAGAGAGCAATTATTTATTGCTTTACACGAAGTTAATGGGGCAATGAAGATCCTTGAGGAGCAGATTTTGGAGACTCAAGCGACATCCTTAGAAAACCAGCCATTAAATAAAGTGGAAGAAGAGCAGCAATTAAAAACAGAGTCATCATCGTAAGTGGCCCTGCTAATTTTATTAAAATTTCTCTAAGCATAAAATGTTTCAAAAAATAGTAAACGCTTTAAGCATCCTTTCATTCATTATGGTCTCATCTGTCATTGGAGGGGGCTACTTTGGTTACAAATATGTAACATCTGAGCAGTTCAAGGCAAAAATCATGAATCAGGTCATGGGTAATGTAAAAGGTATGATGCCTAAAGTATTAGAAAAAGGTCTGCCAAAAACAACAGGACCATCTATGGCTCTACCTAAAATGAAATTATGAACTGTTGGCACTGTAAAACAGAACTTATCTGGGGTGGAGATGACAGCGTAGATGAAGATTGTTTTCCTCATTTACAGGACGAATACTCAATGGTTACAAATTTATCCTGTCCTAAATGTCATTCAGATGTAACAGTCTATTTGCCAAAAAATGCCTACGATTGATATACCTGAAATACATATCCCAGACATAGAAATACCACCAGTTTATATTCCTCAAGTATCTTTACCAGGATATGAACCTTTAAATGTAGAAACTATAGGTTGTAAGTATTTTCATAGGGATGTTAAAAATACTGGCAATAGAAATTTATTGATAGACGATCCCAATGGAGTTGTAAATAATTGTCCATATCCCTCTTTTATTCCGATGAATTATCAGGCAGATCAACTGATAATTGTTGAGGAAGCTGCTGTTGTAAATGACGAACCAGAAACATTACCAGAAGGTAAACCACCTCAAGCAGAGATACCAAAGGATGAAAAGAAAGAAGATGTATTTGTAGAATGTCCTGGAAAAAAAGATCAAAGAGTTGGAGATTTTCGTAACGAAAAGAAGCTGGAACGTGTTGTAGGACACAAAAGAAGCGAAGATGGAACTATATGCACCACGTTGTATGAGGACGTT